TCATCTCTCCGTCGATATAGGTCTTGGTGCCACTAGTGATGGTTAGACCGCTAATAGTTGTGATAGCCTCGGCAGCAGTATCAGCAGCATCTGCGGCAGCGCTATTTGCGGCACGAGCCTGAGTCAGAGCATTACTGGCTGTGGAACCAGCGCTATTAATACTTGCTTGTACATTATCACTATCACCTAAGTCGGAGAACTTAATCGCTCCGGTCAGGTTGATACTTCCATCCTTTATGCCAACATAGTTTCCGGATTCATCTTTGAATAGAAATCCTTCGACCGTCTGCTGGAACTTAGAGAATTCCCCCTGACCCGCGATAATAGAAGTAATACTATCGGCATGCTGAGTAATGGACGACTGAAGTCCGGAAACCTCATTAGCCACCTCAAGACGAATCTCTTCTGCAGTCTGAGTAATACTAGATCTTAACCCTTCAGCAGTTTTTGTGCCGATAGCTGGATCGGTCGTATTACCCGTAACCGTAGCAGAATGGTTCTTTACAGTGATAATCACTCGATCGCCAGGACTGACTTCCACTGTAGATAAAATAGGAGCTAATTCGGACGAACCATCGAATTGGACATAGTTTTGGCTACCATCGCTAACGACAACACCGTAGACAATTATCTCATTTTGCTGAACGCCACGATCATTAGTGGACTTGACAAATTGAGATATAAGATCGCTAGACAATTCCATAGCAAATCACCCCTCCCATAATTTCGCAGTAAAGACCGCTTTTTCTTTTACCGGACAACCGGGCGTACATTTAATGTTCTGACTGACGACTTTCGCTTTGATGTTCTTAAGTCCTGCTCGAGTATAATTCAGTCGAACGCAGTCACCCATTCGGACTGGACAATATCCATGTGTATATGTTATGGTATATTCAACCTCGGACATTTCCTTAAGAAGCTTCTCAGCATACTGCTGAATATATTCTTTTGTAGGATTTCCGGAGATTTGGGGATCAGTAACTCGATGCTTGATCGTACGACCTCGTCTTACTGTAGAAGTCGGACTATTTGGGTCATCGTTAGTCGCGATACCATAATAGTGCCCGTTTCCAGAAGAATATACGACCTCGACGACATTTGGGATTCCAAACAGATCATGGTTCATACTTATATCACTATGTAGGATCGAACTATTGTCGTCGTTGTAAGTCCATACAGGCTGCATAGAATCCAGATCCTGATCAACTGCGAACAATATACGGCCCATTTCATCCAAAGCGAACCTGTACTCAGCCATACCGATAAGATCTCGGTTGAAGCTAAGCCAGGTATCGTTTAGATTTGCGGTGAAATCATGATACAAAATTGTATCACAATCAGCTTTAACCACGGGAGCGCGAAGATTCTCACGAATGATTCTGTACGCGTTATCCATAACATTCTCGTTCTTAAATATCGAGTACCCCAGAGGAGGGGGATTCTCTTTCAGCTCAAGCAAAGGTGTGTAAGCATCCATAGAAACCCCTCTCTGTTTGCCGTCGTGATTTGAGGCGGGTGTCTGAACGAGAAATGTACCAAGGGGGTGTTTTTCCCTGATTCCATTTTGAATTGTTACCAGATAAACTCTGATGTAACATTCACCAACGGTCTCAGTTACGTCGATGGTTGCCGAACCGAGGGTCTCCACTTCCTCATCTCTAGTGATAGAACAGGTCTTCACATTGTTCAGAAGCTTGACATCCCTCCATGTTCCAGGATCAACAACATAGTATTCATACGTTTGCTGCATAGATGACAACCAATCAGGCATATTAGACACCTCCTTCCACTCTTGTGATATTAAGCGTAACGGGAATAACCACGTCACAATGTTTACGACTGAACGACACGTTAATGTTAGCCCAATAGCCGGTGCCAGACGGCTCTCTTACATACACATCCCCCATCCAATTCATCAGACGGCGTAGAGCGTATATAGTTTCTTTGTCCGAGGCGTCGATATCGACATTCCAGGTTGCAGATCCACCCAATTGGGTACCGTAGTAACTAACTGGGCGAGCGCGACCAATATATTCGACCAACACAACATCGGGCTGATTCTGTTCAGACGTATCGATGTTATAAGGGAGTTTGAGCATCGAACCAGACCAAGGGCGATCTTCGGCTATACCGTAATCAGTGGTCTCGAAATCGGTCCATTCCTCGTCCCACTGTATAATCACCGAAGTAGCGTCAAATGACGGATGCATAATATCCGTATATCCGACTGCGCCAGTCGTGGTGGATGTAGCGACAATTCGATACCTAGCATAATCCAATGCAGGGTGCGGGTCGGTGACAAATGTGCGTGAAGTGTTTGCCAGATTACGAGCTATCTCGACAAACTTGCCGTCAAACTCTCGTCTGTAAACAGCCAACGTAACATCACTCACCAGATTACCATCCAGATCTCTACAATAAGGACTGATTATTGCGGAATAATTATCATTGTTTATACTGATAGCAGCATCGGGGGGATACATTGTTTCATCCCATCCGACAATAAATGACGTATTTGCTTCCGCAGTCAGCCCAGAATCCATTGTGACTGTACAATTGACCGTATATCTGATATTATTATGTAAATCCATATCATTGGCTGACAACACAATATCCAACTGACTATAAATATCAAAGTACTCGGAATAAACTACTCCGTTTCTATTTATAGTGATCGTATTACCAATACGGTCGATTGTTTCGTAAGCGCTGTCGGCAGTTATGCTCAGATGCCATCCAATCGGTTTCTGAGTGCTCGGACCGGCATTACCAACTACCCTAATGGGGAAGCTAGTGAGAGTTTCTATCTGAGCCCCGGTCAGATCAAACAGATTTAATGAGAGGGACGGCTTTGCATAAATATCAACAACACGCTGCATGGACCACTCGCTAAATTCGCCAGTGATACCACAAGTTCGAACACGCCATTTGAGAGTAGCACCTTCGGTATATCCCGAGGTGATAAACTCGTATGACTGGGTCTTCTCCGATTCATCCTCATCAACAGAACCGCCACCACCTTGACCGCGAACTATAACACTGACATTTCCGTCAACATTAAGTTCTATTTCAGCATTTACCTGTTTGGAGCCATCCTCAGAGTTATGTACCCAATACAGAAGTAAAGGTTCACCAACGATCGCTTTTGTCGTAGACGACCAAGTTGTTGGTGCGGATGGATTCTTACCAAGGATAATAGATTTCGGAGCAGTCCAGGCGGAATGACCGTTACTATTAACCGCTCTCACTCGGAAGAAATACTCTTTACCTATCTCGAGACCGGTCTTGATATAGCTATTAGTTTTTATGTCCGAAACTGTCGTGGTCTGATCAGAACTATCGAAATATTCCTTCTTCGTGGTATATTCGATGTCGTAAGTTTCGGCATTACTTACCTCTTCCCATTCCAAATATACAGAACTTGTGGAATTGGCTCTGATTACAGTGATGCCACTAGAAGAGGATGGTGCCGTACCCTTATTGCCGGAGAACGGAGACCAATCACTGCACTGGTCATCACGCCAAGAACGAGCCCGAACTTTATAGTCGTGGCCGGGCTCGATCGTAAACGTATGAGAAGCATGATGAGTCACTATGGGAACTGTCTCGGCGGCAAATCGATGATCGTTATCCAGATAGACATGGAATTCGATAGAATCCGCATTCAGATCTTCAAGATTATCAAGCGTCGCTGTGAGGCTGTAGTCTTTTATAGTGACGTCCGGAGCATTTGGTGTTTTAGGCGGATTCTCGGAATACCAGTAAGTCTGTTTGGTAGACCACTGAGTCGTCGCGAATCTGGACACCTCATTACCTTTATTATCTTTATCCGTTTTAGCAACGGCACGTACGACAAAGGAAACGTGTGTTGCATAATCGGGGGCCGAATACGTACAGGACATACTATTCGTAGTCCCTTCAGTTTTAATGGCGACACCGACACCCCAAGAATAGAACCACTGATACTCGAAGTGGTCAGTGTCAGCCATTTTGGGCCAAGTCCATCCAGCATACACTTCTCGATCACTGTTACTGACGAGACCCCATTTATCGACGACAGGGACACTAGCCGCTTTGGGTTTAGAGGTATCGCCATTACACGCAGCATTCAGCGTTTTTATAGTATCCTGATCGGCGATGCCAGTAGCAGTCAAGCCCTTATCGGTCTGGAACTTTTTGATAGCGCTCTCAGTCGATGAGCCATAAACGCCATCCGCACCACTAGAACCAACACTGTATCCAAGCATGATAAGGGCTTTCTGTAATTTCCTTACATCGTTGCCGGTCGATCCACTTGTCAACGTGCCTGTAATAGAAGAGAGGTCGACTGCCTCGGTAATTCGGATTACCTGACCAATATAAATGGTATTAACGTCGGTAATATCGGGATTCAACTTGGCCAGATTGGCCACAGTCGTTCCGTTTGCCGTGGCGATTTTATATAGGGTATCACCCTTTACTACGGTTACAGTTCCGTTACCATTATTAGTTGCCATTTATTACGACCTCCTTTCTATTATTGCAGCACGAATAATTGTTTCGAGAGCCTCGGCAACATCGCTTCCTTCCTGGTAATTAACATTGCCAATGCTGTAGGAATCCCCACCAACATTATCAAGCTTCTTACCAAGTCGAATAAGTTCGTTAACGACATCAGCATTAGCTCCATTTTGATTTCTACGATTCATCATCGTGTTGATAACTCCGACATTGGCAGTAGCGCCAACCAGAGCAGTCTTATTGAACATGCCCTCGATTGCGTCTGCGCCGGTTCTG